AGAACATTAACTTCTTTTTTAATCTGTTGTTTTTTTGCCAGCATCGAGTAAATTAAAAATCCTTTTAAATTTAGCTTGTTGTTTATAGAAGAAGTCAGCCCCTTTTTTACGCATTTCTTTATCATCTTTAGGGTTGGCTCCTTCGATAATACCTGCTCCTAAAATAGCATCGGAGCGTGAAACAAATTCTCCATCAGCTAGCTGAGCTAAAATAGTATCTTTATTTTTATCTCCAGTACCGCTGCCATCTTCAAGATAGCCATCGGCTTTAATATAATTATTATAATCTTTTTCGTTATGAGTTATTTTAGAAGGCATATAACTTACTCCTCCTTGAGCAAATTTTTTAACCGGTAAGGAAGCTAAGCCTCCTGCGTGATAGGTGTATATAGGTTCATCTGAAAATAAAGATCGGGAGCCATAAGTTGCTCTCTTGCTTAAACCTGCAGTTAATTTACTTTGTCTTGCATAGGCTTCTTTATAAGGAGTCTCATCAAATTTCGGTGGATCATCATCTTCCATTAATCCGCCGGCGAGTGTTGCTCCGCCTATACCAACTCCTATTTTTGATCCCGGGTCTAAACTGTCCCACCAACCTTTAATACCTCCGGCTTTTGCTGCTCCTCCAGTACCTGCACCTGCTACTTTATAAGCTGCGTCTGACGTCATAGCCGCTTTAGCGCCAAGAGGAGCTGTTGCAGTTTGTTGGCCTAATGCCATGTTAGCTGCTGTGGTTCCTCTTAAACCTTGCATAGATAAAGGTAATTGACCCGCTCCACTTCCAAAAGATTGCATTCCAGGCATTCCAGCCATACCACCTAGTTGACCTATACCACCCATTAAAAGGGCATCTCGGAACGAACGTCCGGTTGATTTTCCTCGTAGTTTTTGTACGCCAAATGTGGCTAATGCTAATGTAAATGGATCCATAATAAATACTTAAGTATTTCTTATTTTACAGTGATTGGGGCCTCTTATCAATATGATGCTAAACGATAGGCTTTTTACGTAAAGCGGTCTTGGCGTCTTGAGAGTCTTTTTCCATGCTAAAAGAAGGAGTTGATGCGGAAAGGGCTTTAAATTCTTGCATGAGACTTCCGCGATACATTTTTTCTCCTACGTGAGATATTTCTTCATCAGCTAAACACCATAGTTTCTCACCCATTTTAGTCCACAATTTACAGAAATAGAAATCTTCTCCCAATGAGGTTTTTTCCTTAGGATCCCAGTAGGTATCAAAAAAATTATAATAATTAAGACGATCTTCCATCTTGCCGTTAATTAAAGTTTTTTGTTTAATGGTTAATTCGGGATATTGTTTAATAAGTTTATCGAAAGCGGATCGTTTAATCATCATACAACCAGCAGGCCCTTTCTTGATTTCGCAAAAACCTTTCTCAATATTAATTTTATTAACATCAGGCAATTCCACTGGAAAAACATATCCTTTGGTATCGGGATGATCGGATGGTCTTTTAATATTATCTTGATAAAATTTATTCGCGTTAACTGTTTTCATCGGATACGCAACCATACTAATTTCATAAGGAGAACTAAATAGACGATAAACGGATCGTACACTAAATGAAATATCAGAATCAATAAAGATCATAGACTCAGCATTAGAATTTAAAAAAGAAGCAACACATAGATTTCGTCCTTGGGTTACTAAGCTACTTTTCATAAGTTGAAAAGTAATATTAATTTTATTCATGAGACATTCTTTTTGAAGATCCAGACACGATTTGACATAGTGTAAAGTCAACGAGTCATAGCAGGGTGTAGCTACAAATAACCCATTATAGACGGGCAAGCCGGTAGGGACTGGAGTGTTACTTAGTGGCTTGTCTTTTTTCTTCTTCTTCTCTTTCAGCGTGTCTGGCATTAAGTGTTCCTTTTAAAAATCGATCCCAAAATCCTGCGATACTTTTCCAATTATAGAAACGATAATAGTACTGTTGTTGAAATTGTAAATGGTCTTTCATATCTTTTTGTTGAAAAAGCCCTTTGGCATCAACAATGGAAGCAGCTATTTGATGGGCAAGATATTTTTTATTAGCAGTATAGGGGACATAAATAGGGAATTCTGTACAGGTTTCAGGTATAGCTCCGAGGTCCGTGGTTATAAGCATACAGCCCGCCGCTAAAGATTCCATAGCCGAAATACAGAAAGTCTCTTCAAAGGTCGAAGGATGAACATTAATATGATAATTTTTAAGTCGGGCCATTAAAGCCGGATGAGAACAATAGTCTTTATAAGTAACATTCTTAAGTTTTCTAGCTTTATCATATAGAGCTACAAACTTTTTATCATTTTGTTCTTTAAAAGCAGCTCCATAAATAATGGTGCTTGAATATACATCGAGTTCGATGTCTTTTTCTTTTTCTATTAATTCCATAGCCTCTAAAAGAACATCTAATCCACGCCAAGGAGTGGAGAAATAAATTAATTTTAAAGGTAATTTAAAGGTAAAATCTGTTTTTAATTTTAATTCATCATAGTCAATTCCATTTTTAATGACTAAGGATCGCGTGTCTGGAACATTAAAAAAATATCTAAATTTTTCATAAGTCCAATGAGAATTAAAAACATACCAATCGTATTTAGAATGATTCTTTTTTTCTTTAAACCAAGGAGCTATATTGGGTTGATCGTATGAGTTTTTAATCCATAAAATATTAGGGCGTAGAGGATGTAGGGGTTCCTTTTCAGGAACCGATGTTGTAATTTGAACTCGATCATAGAGGGCTTGTTGTGAATATTTGCGTAGGTAATCTAATTGAATTTCAGTTCCACCATAAGGTTGCATTATTTGGTTTTACCAAATACACTTAAAGACGCAACTGTTATTTCAACATCTTGTCTAAAATCTTCCTTTTTAGTATCAGTGGTAGGGTCCTTAACATCTTTATCAAAGTCAGCTTGGGATTCATAAATTTTGCCTGTACGTTTATGCTTGATTATGTCTTTAGCTTTGCCTGTAATAATAGGAACTTCTTCTCCGTCAACTATTTGTACTGGAAATCTTTTACCATTAAAAAGTTTATATTTCATCCTTGTCCTCTCGTTGGTTTTTTTTTACATATCCTTTTACTATATTTTTTAGCATGACGTCCAAGCCTTTTTTTATGTTTGCGTTTAATATGGGTATATCCATATTGGGACTTACCCATTTTCGTTAGAGCGATCTATTTGAGCATAAGATATCACTCCTGTAGTCACATTAGAAGTGGCAGCGCATTGTATTTTTAATGAATCACTTTCTTCTAAAATTAATACCCCGGCAGCTATGTTGGTAGTGGTGCCAACGGCCAAAGATTCGGTGCTGATTTGATACGTAAGGGTCGCAGAATAATCTGAAAATTTTGAAGTAACAACAATAGCGCCTGAAGAAAGATTAGCGCATTGAATATTTTTAAAAAACCTGCATTTTTATATTGTATACTCATGCCATAAACCAATTAAAAGTTTCTTGATTTTGCCTTAAATCATTTTGGTAACTTGTATTCAGTTGATTCTTAAGAGTGTTTATTGATTCTCCAATTTGTTGTTGGTTGGAAGCATCATAGTCGGCTGAGGGCTGAGGAATTTGTACAGTAATTTTAGCCATTATCTTCTTCCATCTGGTCTAGAATCAAATCTAAATAAACCAAATCTCCAGTTTTGATCTAGATTAGTCGTTTCAATTTTAAGAGCAGCCGAACGACTTCGTGCTCTAGTATTAACTTGAGTGGTAGCCGAGCTTACATTGAAAGGTCCTAAAGGAGAACTGGCCGCTGTTACACTTGGAAAGTTTCTAAGATCAAGAGTAATATTACAGGTGCCATTAAGAATTTTAAAGTCTGGAATAAACCGACTTACGCTCATAAAATATTCTCCGTCTCCTTCAATATCTAAATCAAAATCTCCTGAGGACAAAGAGGAAGAAACAGCCGTCGTAACATTTCCTGTGCTAAATTTAGTAATAGCATTAACTCCTGTTTCTTGTTCGTACATAGTTGTAGCGCCTGCTGTAACTCCATTAATGATTGGATAATTAGAGAGAGCGGTTGTACTTAATTCTGTTGCAAAAGGTAAACTATAGATATTAGAATCTGCCCAAGTGGTTCGAGCTAACGTACCCGTGGTCCATAAATTATCGTCGTAATTATAGGTTACTATTCGATCGATTTGTGATGAACCGGATTTTGGATAGAACCAAGAGACTTCAGTAAAGAGACTATTGTGACCTGCAAATACTAAATTGCCCCCTGAATCTTCATTGATACCTAGATTATTTCCCGCTGTAGTAAAAACAAAATCTTCAACTAAACAAGGAAGAGACTTAACAGTTCCGTCAAACATAAAAAAACCTCCAGAGTTACTCATCCAGAATACTTTACCATTTGCAAAAGCTGCCGCGTGTGGACCCATTGAGCCACATCCTGATCCAATTTGTCTGATACTAAAGGTAAAAGGAGGACCTACGTATTGCATAATATAAGCTGCTTTATCCGTTAAAATAAGTGTGTAATCTTTACCTTGTATAGCTCCAATAATTTGAGTGCCTTGATCGAGTTGCATGGTACCTGCTGTATTAGTAGAAGTTGGAACATAATCCGTAAAATCTTCTTGATCCGAAAATCGAATATACATTTTATCTTGAGTGCCAACGCTGCCAATAGTTGTTTCTGTACCTAAATGAATAAGGTGGCGATCACGATCGGATACAATCGTCATGACTGAGGCTGTAGGATTAGTAGCAATGACCGTGGCTCGTGTAGTGAGAGGGTTGACGGCTGAAGGATCCCATTGGTATGTTTTATTATTATGAATGGTTGCAACTAATTTTTCTCCAAAATTATCTAGAGACCAGTTTCCTGGATCAATAGTTACTCCTGAAGCTGCGCGCGCAGTTCCCCATGTACTGGCATTCCATGTTGAAGTTCCAAAGCCGTAACCCACAGTTTGTGTTATAGGTCCTACGACTGCATAAGGTTTTGTATCTACATTGCCTGCTGCCGACATTCCGCTTCCAGTTTCTACAGTAGCCATAACTACATTAAAACTATTTGATGAATCAGCCTGAACTTCAAAAACA